CACTAGACCCAGTTATAGATCCCCCACTATCAGAAATTCCACCCCCACCAACTACTGTAACAGGAATAGCTCCTTTACTAAAAACGCCTGATAATAATCTTATAGCTCCAACTAAACCTGCTCCTAAAGCAAGCAATGCGGCTGCTCCTCCTGCAAAACCTATAATAGATTTAAGTATTGGGCTACCATTTATGCCTTCTAATATACTATTAAAACCTTTAATAACGTAAGCTATAGGTCCATTAGTAAATGAAAAGAATATTTTTTTAAGATTTTCTATATTTTCAGCTGTTTTTGTTCTTTCATCCCGCTCCATTTTAGCTAATTCAACGTTTTTTTCATATTCTTTTCGTTGATCAACTGTCATTTTATTTAACTGGTTTTGTTTAACTAATGTATCAGCTAACTCATCAACTCCCATACCTAAAGCTCTAGCTAATGATTCTTGTTGAATCACATTCATTTTTTGAAATTTAGCTAATCCGTTAGGACCCATATTAGCTAATAATTCTTTAGCAGCCCCAGCTGAATCTCCTTGTAAAGCTAAATATCTAGCTTTTTCAAGATTTAAATCTTGACCAGTTAATAATTCAGCTTCAAGTTCAGCAGATATTGAATCTTCAAAATTTAATAATTGACTAGATACTTGTTTAGTTTTTTCTAAAGTCATTCCTAAGCGTTGAGCTTGAATAACCGCTTGTGCTAATAATACAGGATTATTTTTATATTGTGCTGCTAATTGACCTGATGTTTTTAATACTTCTGATAGTACTTTTTTATTACTTAAAACTCCTTTATTTTGTTTACCAATAGAGTTAAATATTTCTTCTTGGGTTTTACCAGTTAAATTAGAGAATTTATATATAGCTGCTCTTTCATCAGCTTCTAATCCTGCTACTTCTTTTAATTGAATATTATCTTCAAGCTGTTTAGCAGTTAATTGAACATTAGTACCTAAAACATCATTTAATTCAATATTAGCTTTAGATAACTTAACATAATTTATATAAGCATTATTTGAATCTCTAGCTAAATCTTGAAAACTTTCTGTTAAACTTTTAGCAGCCTCTGCATTTATTAATAATGCTTTGGATGTTTTAATTTGAGTTTCATTAAATTCTAAAGCGTATTTTACTGCTTTTCTTAAAAAATCTACAGATAAATTTATAGAAGTTAATGGATTAACTAATGATGTTCTTAAAGTTCCACCTAATGAACTAAAAGCAACTTTCATAACCGATGCAGATGTTGAACCAGCTTTAGCTGCTTCTTTTTGTGCTCTTTCTAATGCTTCTTCTGCATCTATTAAATTACCTAATACTGGTATTTTTGATACTTTTTGTAATAATTTTCCAGTATTACCTATCTTTTTTTCTATTTCTGCAGCTTGTTTACTTTGTTCTAAAAGCTGTTCAACTACTTTTGATTCATAAGCGATGGCTTTTTTTAGTTCTTTATTAACCTCGCTCATCCCTTTTGTTTTCTTGTTAGTAGCAATAACAGATTGCATTTCTAATGCTTTAATCTTATTTGCTCTAGCTTCAATTTGTTTTTGGACTTCAGCTTGGGTTAATGATCCACGATTTAATTTATTTAAATTACTTTCAAAAGTTTCAGCTGAACGTCCTATATCTCTAATACCTTTGTTGATATTAGCAACTATACTATCTGAAAATTTATTAGTTTGTCCTAAAGATTGTTCAAAAATATCTCTAACTTGTGAAGAAATATCTTTAAAAGCTTGTTCTACTACTTTTGCTGTCTCTTGGACACTTTTATTTATATTAGGATCTACAGCCATCTATTTTTATGATAAATATTAAAAGGCATCACTTTTTGGATGCCTTTATTGCTTTTGTTACATATGTAGGTACGTTTACTTTTGGTAGAGCATTATCAGTTTGTGCTGATTTCATTGCTTGTTTAGATTTTTCTACAACATCTTCCTCTTTTGGAGTGTAATGATCTCTAAGTTTACTAAATGTAAATTTACGCAACCATATAGGCATATTATAAACAGTATCATAATCATACCCACCATTACCGTGAAATATTATTTCATGTATTTGAGTAAACAAATACATTCTATAATCAATATTCAGGCCAAAAAAAGTCAAGCCCGATAGGCACAACGATGTCCTCCTCTACACCGCCGTCAAAAGTATGAGCGTATTTTAATTCAATACCTGGTGAGACTTTTGCTACATATTCTCTAAATGCTCTTGAATCTTTTGCTAAGAATCCATTATCAATAAAATCTCTAACTACAGCTTTATCATAATTACCGTTAATTGATAAAATAGTGTATTTTAAACGTGTAGTTAATTCTGGGCTGATATTAGAGTTAATTTTAGTTAATGCTTTAATTTCTTGGTCAATATTAATTTCATCTTGTTGAGTCGCTAATTTAAATGTAATTTCATTATCTGTATTAGGCAATTTAAATCTAAACTCATTAACTTGAGGTTTTAATATTAAAGATTCATCTAAATATTTTTCTTTTAATTTAGATAAATCTACAGTTACTTGCTCGTAATTACCTGTTTCTTTATTATAAGCACTAATTGGATAATCTTTACCATATCCTAAAATACGAGCCGCAATTAATATAGCGTCTTTATCTCCTGATAATAAATCATTATAATTAATTTTGGTTACAATCATAGATTGTAATAATTTATCAATTACAACATTTTGTTTAATATAGTTTTGATTAGTTAAAATATCTTCTTCTCTAGCAGTCATATATTTCATTTCAATTTTGCCAGATGAGAGTGGATTATCTTTAGAGTATAATAATCCTTTTGAAGGTAATTCTACAGTTTCTGTAGGAAATTTGAAAACACTATTTTGTTCCATAAAATTTATTTTGTAACATTATTTAATATAAATATATAAGATAAAAAGAAGCTTGGCATAAGCCAAGCTGTCTTTCTTTAAGTATACTCCGGGAAAAGTAATTTTAGAAGTTTAATACACAATAATCAGGTTGTACTGTCATTGTAATACTTTGAGCGGTTGATTCATTATCCCAACTGTAATCACCAAAGTTCGCATCGGTAATTAAAGCACCTTTGATTACCCATTCACTTACGATATCACCTACTGGACCTAATACGTTAAATGTCAAATCTTTTTTATAAAAATCTGAATAACCATCACGTCCTGTTACTGATTCGTGATGTAAACGTACCCATTCCATTACTGATTGAGCACCTGAAGGGGTAATTGGATCGTATAATGTAAACTGGATAGTACCCCAATTAGATTTACCTTTAACATATCTAGCTACGTTAATATGGTTTAATTTAATTGATTCTTGAGTTAAGGATACTGCACCTACACCTTTAACCATATATGAAGGAAATCCATCAATATACATTATGAATCTATTCTGTTGTTTAGGTTCAAATGCTGTGAAGAAGATTTCGTTTGAATTTAATACTGCCATTTCTTATTTATTTTATTTTGTTATAAATATTAATATTTCTAAAAATTTATTATACGAATGAAGCTCCAGTTGGCGTAATATTAAAGTTTAAGTAAATATATTCAGCTGTTTTAGTTGGTTGTAAATAAATCGCACCTACTAATTGATTTCTATCAATTACGTCTGCAGTATTATTTGAAGCATCCATTACTACTCTAAACGCATATAAACCTTGTCTTTGTTGAACTGATTCTAAGTATGGGTTTACTTGTGCTAAGAATTGATTTCTTGTAGCTGCGGTATTTTGTTCAAATACTAATGTATTTGCTACTTGACCAATATATGATTTCAAAGCAATTAGTAATCTACGAACGTTTACTCTATCAAGTGCTGATGCTTTAGTTTGTAATGTTTTGTTACCATATACTACTACTCCAGTTCCTGGGAATTGAGCGATTGGATTAACTTTACCTAAATATAATGTATCACGACTTGATTGAGGTAATTTTTGTTCAGGGCGAATTACTGTTCCTAATCCACCACGATTAATACCTGCTGGTGCGAACCAAGGTTCTGCTACTTTATCGTTATAAGCATAAACCCCTGCAATTAATACTGATGCTGGAACCCAAACGTTTTTGCCAGTTGATGGGTCTTGTACTTGACACCATGGCCAGTAAGAAGCAGCATATGATGAATCACGACTTGCAGCTTGACTGACAACTGCCGTTACAGTAGAATTATATGGTACTGGATCTAAAATAAAAATATTATCTCCTCTATTAGCAGTATTAGTAATAATACTAGTGCATACTCCAGTATGTAACGAGTCAACTAATCCAGGTGTAAACAATACATTAAATTTATAGTCATCTTGATTTGATAATAAACTAACCATATTAGTATAACTACCTGATACTAAACCTTGAGTATTAGTACCGGTAATAGCATCATAGTACTTATTACCTGTTGTAGCTTCCATATTGCCTGTAGCTCCAGTAAATGAACCACTTCCTGCTAAAGGAATTGAAGCAGTATAAGCTGCTTTAGCTATCCCGTTATTATCAAAATAATCTGGCGTTGCTAAATTAACTGATTTAACTCTAACATATTTTGAAGCATTAGGAAAAGAACCAGAAACTTGAATTTGAACTGTAGTAGAATTATAATTTAAAGTATAATCACCAATTACTTTAGAAATAAAATTAGGAGCTTTAGGATCTAATGATAGATTAGTCCATGTTTCTAATACAGTTTTACTATTAGTATTATCGTTACCTTGACGGATTAATAAATTAAAAGCACCAGATGAAGTACTAGGTGATACTATTTCCCATCTAATATTATCAGATGAACCGTTTGCTAAAGCACCGTTTGTATCTTCTGAACCTGTACTATTCATTATAGTTCCTTTGGTTATAGTTTCTAAAACGAATGCAGGTTGAGAAGCAGCTTGTATACTAGCTGATATAGGTGAAGAAGTAGCAGATGTATATGATCCACTTACTACTCTTGCTACTAATAATGATTCGCCACCATTATTAAAATAGTTATATGCTGCTATTGATGTGAAATATGAATATTGTTCACTACCGCTTACAAAAGTAGTACCGAATGTATTTACATAATCGCTATAAGATGTAACGATTGTTGGGATTTCAACTGGACCTTTAACTGTAGGTCCAATAATTGCAGCTCCTACCGTTACTGGTCCTTGGGTTACCTGCGACTGATCATTTTCAATCGAAATAACGCCAGGTGATAATAATACTGTTGCCATGTTTTTAAATTAATTTATTAATTGTTGGTGATAAATATTGGATTTTTCCTTAAAAATCAACCTAATTTAATAAATTCTCCTGTTTCCATATTTATATTTCCGTCTCCATATTTACTTTGGAGTTCTCTACCAATTTGTGATTCTAAATTTTTAAGACTAACTAATGATTGTTTTAATTTACCTTTTTGAATTTCTAAATTTTGAATTGAAATTTCAATTTGACCAAATTCAACTATCAATTGTTCATTTTGTTTTTGAAATGAATCTAGCATTTCAATTTCTTCTTGTGTTAATTTAATTGTTTCCATAAATTTTATTTTTTTTATTATATTATATTCTTGTATATGTTGCGGATTGATTCATACTGTTTGCATTTTGCACATCATTAATTACAATGGTTTCTAAAGCATTAATTAATTGTGAATATGGGTTAGTTATAGACGAATCACAAACTAAAGAGTCTTTATTTAAATCAGGATAATGTATTACATTAACATACAATTGAGCATTAATAAATACTTCTAAATTAATTTTATTCGCATACTCTAAATGTGGTATTAACATTAATGTTGGATTTTCATAAATTAAATCCGTTTGTGGATTTTTAAATAATCCTGTTACTTTTATTGCCATATTATTCTTCTTTTAATAATTGTATTTCTTTTTCTAATTGTTCTATCTTTTCTAATAGATGTTTTATAACCACACCATGATAAGGAGTTACTTGGTCATAGTTCATTGAAAATTGAGTGTCTTTTGGACTTACAAAGCCATCTTCATCTACTGTTTCTTTTAATCCTTCTTTTGGTATTAAACTAATAAGATTATCAAATCCAGCTTTTGCTACTTGTTGAGCGGAATATCCTATCTTTAATCTTTTTTCTTTATTATCTTTCCAAGTATATTTAATTGGTTGTAATGTTTTTACTAATTTTATTCCTTCTTCTAATGACACATTACCTTTAATATCCTTCATACGTTCATCAGAAAAAGCATCTATTTCTTGACCCCAAATACGCCCTACAGCGTATAATGAAAGGTTTACTGTTTGTGAGCCTCCTGGATATGTTCCAGCACCTGCTGTAGTTAAGTATCCATAAGCGGCTGATGTTGTATAATCTTTACTGTGATTAATGGTTACGTATCCAGTTAATGTACCACCACCACCTATTGCAACACCAGATCCTGATGTAGCGCTACCTGATACTGTTTTTTGGGTTAATAAATTAAGTTGACCTCCATTAGTATTAATCCACATAGCTTGGCCACTAGCTTTAGCGTGAATATGAAAATTACCATCATCGTAGATTTGCGAATTATTATTATTAAACACTAAATAATTAGTAGTAGGTTCATTGTCAGATGTAGCAGCAGAATTTCCTCCAGCCACTTGTAATATTCCACTATCTGTTAAATCTAAAATAGTTGATGTATATGCGCTATTTAATATCTGTAATGAACCAAGAGTATTTAATCTAAAATATTTATTTGGATTAGTTGCTGAACCGGTTGCGTTTGTTGCTTGAAGAAAATCAATAAATCCTGCACCGCCTTTTGTACCTGAGCCTGATATTACTAATGCAACTGAAGCAGGACCTGTAGAGCCTGATGGAACTATTTCTATTGACCCATTAAATATATCTAATTTATAGTTTGGAT